TCTTTGTTTTTTTCAAGTGATTCAATATTTGCATATCCCTTATCAATCATCTCAGCTTTAATATTATTAAGAATACTTATTAAAGATGGGTTTGAATTCATAACAAGACTCTCAAGGAATCCTGGTTTGTTCTTATATGCCAACAATAACTTATTTACAACAAGTCCCATTAACATTTTATTTCTTTGTAATGATTTGTCCTTATCCAACTTGAATAAGTAATTCATTACTTCTTCAGGTGTTATATCGTGTTTTGCGTAATCGGCAGAATCTACCGTTGAAATTAATGTAATGTCTTCAGGTGAAAATATATCTTTTGGTGAAACTGATTGAGATATTGTTTCAACATTTGATCTTGAACTTTTAAAATTTGTTGCGGTTCCCTGTTCAACACCAGCCTGTGTGTCGTGGTGATCTGTATGTATCACAAACATTGGTTTTCCTCTAGCAAAATCCACCAAAACCGGCATTGTATCCCCGTGAGCATCTAATTTTTTAACCGCAAATTCTTTCTCTCCATACTGAATTATTTCAGCATCAACAACTTTTATCCCACTATTTTCCAAATAATGTTTCATCGCCAATGCAGTTGTTACCCCATCCAAATCCTGATGAAAATATATTTTAGCCTTAGGGTATCTTTTGGTAAGTTCTTTTATCCCACGTATACCAGACTCTTTAATCAATTTTTTCATATACATAAATACTTTAATAAATAAAAAAACAAGATTTCTTTTGGTAATCCCAATTATGTTTATAACTTTGTAGAAATCTTAAAAACAAAAATTATGAAAGAAAAAATCAAAACCTTTATTGAAAAGTTTAAACCCCTATTTAAAAATGTAGTATTCCTATCATTTATTGGGGTGTCGTTGTTTGCAGGGTTTTATGCCGGTTCTGCATATAACAGTAAGTTTGGTGATCAGAAACCAACAATCAGTATGATTAAAGTGAATAGATCCCAAGTGAATTTGGCTCTTGACGAACACAATCACCTTATCATAATTGATAAGAAAACAGGTAACTATACCGTTTATCAAGACTCTATAGGTATTTCAGTGTTTAAATTATACGCTAGAAATATCTTCTCTAACACACCAAAATAATGAAAACATCAAACTTACTCAAAGTAGTTTACCTAACACTATGTGTCGGTGTAATATATCAACTATCAAGTTTTTCTGAGGATAAAACTCACCCTGATATGTATTTTGAAAGTGATGGTAGTATTTCCCCAAACTCACCAACATCGTTAATGATGTATGAGTATATTGAGAAATATTCTGACAAGTATGATATTCCGAAATATGTTGCATATAATGTGGCATATAAAGAAACAACATATAGAGGCCCTTTTGATTGGAAATATAATCCAGCAAGGACTTCTTGTGTCGGAGCACTAGGACCAATGCAGATCATGCCAGCAACTTCCGATTGGATCAATAAAGTTGATTATTCCAATAATAGGATTATGAACGATATTAGATTAAATATTGAGACTAGTATGAAACTATTACGGAAACTTCATAATAGATATGGTGATTGGACAATTGTGTGCGGATGTTATAATACCGGGAGACCAATGATTAATGATTATGCAAGATATTGTGGGTCAAATAAAAATTATAAATCAAAATGGTTATCACTTAAATAATCTAAACCTCATCTTTAACGGTGGGGTTTTTTTATTTTACATATATTTCCTCTTAAATCATAGGTTCTATCCAATATTTAGCTTCTTTCCATGAGAAGGGTGATGACCTGAACCCTCCTAAATTATAGGTCTCTTTCAACCATATAGTTAATATCTCCTTTGTTTGCAAGGTATTCAGACCAAAAATAGAATTAAAAAACACCCACATTCTTTCGTAATTTATATAAATATCCTTATATTTTGAATCCTGTATATAGTAAAATAACGGTTTTCTGTTCTCATCAACATAATATGTTTTACGACCTTTAACTACCGGAGTAAGATCTCCAAACTCTCTGTTTAACCACTTTAAGACCACCCTGTCTCTACTACTTTCAGTTATTATTATTTTCATATCATTTTAAATTATAGGTCTCATCCAACTTGTCTATAGAAGTGGTAATTGGGCCATTGAGGTGTGATCCCCCTTAAATTATAGGTCTCATCCAACTGTTATACAAAATGTGTTATATAATAAAAAGGTGTGATCCCCCTTAAATTATAGGTCTCATCCAACCATACCTTCATTATCTCCTTTGTTTGCAAGGTGTTCAGACCAAAAATGGATTCAAAAAATACCCAAATTCTGTCGTAATTTATATAAACATTCTCATTTTTTAAATCCTGGTAATAAAAAAATAATGGTTTTCGGTCTTTATCAACATAAAATGTTTTATCATCAACAACTGCCGGAGTTAGATCCCCAAACTCCTTGTTTAACCATTTTAAAACCACTCTGTTTCTACTACTTTCAGTTATTATTATTTTCATTACATATAAATATAACTATAAACAAAAAACCCACCTTATTCAGATGGGTCTTTTTCAAATTCCAATTCCTTTTGTTTGTTTAAATCAACAAACCCCTGAACCCTTTCTTCAGCAATTTTACAATAGTTTTCACTAAGTTCCACTCCAATCCATCGTCTTCCCAAGATTTCGGCGGAAACCAAACTAGTCCCGCTGCCAGCGAATGGATCCAAAACTATATCGTTTTTGTAGGATAATATCTTAATCGCTTTTGTTGGTATGTCCATTGAGAAGGTCGCCTTGGTGAGTGATCTAGTGTCTGCAAAATAATTCCACTGACCAAACACAAGTTCCATAAACTCTTTCTTATCCGTATCCTCATAAACCGTTTTCTTTTTTATGGTTCCATCCTCCTGTTCAATTTCAGTAGGTGTCCCTTTCCACTGAGGTTCTCCTTTAACCTTTTTAATGTGGTGTTTTTTGTATGCAAGTATTACACACTCCTTTGGATTATAAATATAGGGGCTAGACGGACTCATCCAAGAACCCCAAGCAGTTGTCTTAGATCTATGTGGCGATTGTTCTTCCAAATCAACAATTCCAAAGAATTTAAACCCAACTTGTTTCATTACTTGATAAAATTCTGAAACAAAAAATACTCTTCCACCCCTATTTTGCACATTAGTCTCATACGGTATATTAATAGATACCCTACCATCATCTTTAAGTAATCGGTAGGATTCCGTTAACCACTCTTTTGTCCAATCCCAATACACATCCATATCTAAAGTATCTATATGTGTATCGTAATTAATTCCCACATTATATGGACAACTAGTTACAATTAAATCCACCGATCCTTCAGGTAATGTTTTCATCACCTCAATACAATCCCCATTAATTATCGTACCCGTAATGTCTTCTAAATTCCTCATACTTATCTTTTTTTCTTTTTAAATAAATTGTTGCATTTTTATAAATGTAATTATAAAATTTTAAATTATCCATTTTATTTTGGACATATAAATTTATTCCCCCATACCATTTAAATGTCACTTCATTTTCCAACAACTCACTAATTAAAAATTGTCTAAATTTATCAGAAGCACAAGCAAAACTTGTACTAATTTTATGATTGTTAATATTAAATGAAAAAGAACCATCCCCATCAAAAAACCCTCTCACAAAATGGGGAATTAACTTTTTATCAATATTAGGTTTGGTTATCGTAAATGTTTTACGAGAATGAACCCCTTGTTTTTTAATTGATTCCACCAATTGTTTTGAATATACAGCAAGTGAAGACATATGAGATATCGATACCTTACCCTTATATTTTACATTATTAAATCCGTCAATAATTTTATGGTTAGATTCTATAGATTTACGAAATAACTCTAAATGTTTTTTATCTTTTATTGATAGTTTCATTTCTAATGAATTACCCGTTTTTCTCTCCCTAATGTAACCATCGGCATATAAAAAACCTAACCAATAAGATTTTTCTTCAGTGTCTATAATATCAAAATAATTATGATTTACGTCAAATCTTCTATTTGTTAAATCAATACCATTTATTTTAAGTATTTTTTTTATCGGATTCACCGACATATTAAAATAATTAGCGACTTTATGTATATTTTTTAACAACGAGTATTGGGTTAACACCTCAACATGATCCAAAGTATTAAATTTACGAGTAATAATTACACCATTTTTTTTTAATCTTCTATGAACTGTTGATACTGATATATTAAATATCTCAGCCACTTTATTAATGTTTTTTAATTTTTGATATTGATTAACAATTTCTTTTTCATCTAATATTAACTTTTCCATAACAATAAATATCTGTTAGTTAGGTAAAGTTACTTCTAAATCATTATTTTTCTCTATTACAAACTCTCCAAATAATCCCACACTTCGTTTGAAAACTCCTCAAGAAGATCCCCATTCTTACCATTCGTTAAGTCAACCATAGATTCAACAACACAAAAATCAACAATTGTTTCGTGTGTCTCACCCAATGTTTGTTCATCATTTTTTAATCCTTCATATAGATTAAGGATCTGATTTTTTTGTTCTTCTGTTAGTCCCATCTTTATTTATTCTCTAATGTTTCTATATGATGTTGTAAATACCACAACGCCTTCTTAAGATCTTCCAATTCTTTTTCTTTATCCTTTTTACCCGCTCTTGAAATATATTTTACCGTATTTCCAAGTGAGAACCCCAAATCCCAAACATCAATAATTTTAATTACTTCATAAGTTTTATCATCACCAAATTGGTAATGTTGTGGGTGATTTACTTGTTCCGTTTTTTCTTCCATTTGTTTTGTTTGTTTTTGTGCCCAAAATGCCCCGTCTATATTATAGGTATTAAATCCTTTCCAATCAATACCCTTTACAACATCATCAATCTCAGGATGGGGATCTTTTGTTGAATTAAAATCATCCACATATAAAATACCATTCTCATTTAATCTTCCGTATGTATTAATGATATCGTTATACACACAATCTTTAAGGTGGCAACCATCAATTTCAATAAAATCAAAATTCTCCATTATTGTGTCCAAAGTTCTTGGTACGGTACTTAATGAGTCCCCTTGAACCATATGTAAATGAATATTCCATTTTCTAAAGTGGTTTGCAATTATCTCAAAATTAGACATACTACATTCATACTTACAGATATCAAATATAAATAACCTGATCGGGCTTGCGTTATACCAATTATCTTCCTGAATTAATTCAACTAAAGTGTTACAAATTAACAACGCCGAATGTCCCTCATTAAATCCGATCTCAATAAGATTTTTTGGTTTGTGTTGTGTTATAAGATCTTTAATGGTATGTATCCTTTCTGGATACCAACTAACGTTTCCCTCACCACAACCTGTAATCATCCCTTTTAATAACTCCATATTATTTCTTTTCTTGATATACTAAATGTAATGTATCAGTTTTTACCACAAATCTAAGTTTTGTTATCTGAAACTTATCCTTCCCATACGATTGTTTAATCTCAAAGTTTAATCCTTTAACATCAAACTTAAGTTTCTGCACTGCGAGACCTGTAGGATCTAGATACTCAATTGTTACACCAACAATATTTAATAAATCTTTTGGGTTATATGTGTGTTGAACCGTTTCAAGATATTCGGTTAAGAATATAATCTCATCACCCTCATTATACATTTTATATTTTCTAAAAAGATATGGTTCAATTTCCAAACCTTCAAATCGTATTAACCAACGATTACATTTTAATGGTTCCCATATTGGAAACTCTTGTGTTAATTCTGCCATATTATTTATTATTTAATTCAAATTTTATTTCTTCTTTTGGAACATTCCCGACGGATTCCATAAGGTTTTCTGAAAGATCATTTTCAAAATCATCAGAATATTCTTTTAATAATTCATCAGTTGTTAATGTTCCATATTTACCCTCAATATCGTTAACATCAATCTTAACGTTAATACTTTTATACATTTGTTCCCAATATTTAATTCCATCTAATGATAAGGTAATTTCCTTAATTATTTTGTATGGGTCAGCATTTGATCCAGGTCTTCTATCTTCCAAATACCCTCTCCATTTTTCTGCCGTTGCTTTTGGTACTCTAATTGATGCTCCTCTGTCGGATATACCCCAACTAAATTTATCTATTGATTGTGTCTCAAAATTTCCAGTTAATCGTAAATTGTTATCCGACCCATACGCCTTAATATGTTCTTGATGTCTATTTTCAAACGATGTAAAGATTGCCCTAAAATACTCCTCATTACCATAATCTCTCATTCTTTCATTTGAGAAGTTTGCATGTAATCCTGACCCATTCCACTCACCATATTGTATTGGTTTTGGATGTAGAATAATATCATACCCATATTCTTCAGAAATTTTATAAAGAAAATATCTTGACATCCAAAGATCATCACCGGCATTTAATTTTCCTTTTGAAAAAACTTGATACTCCCATTGACCTAACACCACTTCAGCGTTTGTTCCTGTAATATCAATATCATATCTTAAACATAGGTTAGTATGTTTTTCAACAAACTCTCTACCAACAACATTACTTCCAACCCCACAATAATATTTTCCCTGTGGTTCAACAAATTTTCTGTCGTGACCCAAAAAACCTTCACCAATACCTTTTTGAATGAAGTACTCCTGCTCAAAACCAAACCATAAGTTAGAATCTTCATCACCCAATTTTGATCTATGGTTTGATTCGTGTGGTGTACCGTCCGAATTCATTACCTCACATAATACATAAATTATATTATTATGATCACAAAAATAATGTCTAACAGGTTTTAAAATACAATCAGAATTACCTGTTTGAGCTTGTTTAGTTGATGAACCATCAAAGTTCCATTCAGGAAAATTATTTAAAACCAAACAATTTTTAATTTCTTCGTAATCAACAATCTTAACTTTACTTCTTAAATTTGGTTCTGGTGTGTATCCATCTAACCAAACATATTCTAATTTACACTTCATTTATTTTCATTTATATATTTTATGATTTCATCCTGAGTCTTATCTTCACAATACATTTTAAAGACCTCACTTGAGAATTCATCCGTTGTAATTATCGCATCCGCACTTAGATACCGAAATATATTATCAACATTATTGATAATATTATCCTTCTTGAGTATCCTCTTGTTGAATCCCATCTTTCTTATCTTTTTTTAATTTTTCCACCTCAAGATATAGTTGTCTAACTTTTCTACCTAAATCACTATCATTTGGGAATTCTCTCACCAAATCTTCAATAATTTTATTAAACATAAACTTCATATTAATTAATTTTTATACTTTTTCTATCCAAACTATTTGTTGATTGATTGATATATGTTATCAATTTTCGTTTGAATAATGGAAGTAACGTCTCGTTAATTGGAAAGATGTCATCACATTTCATTTCACATACCGAAAGTGATGGTTGATCATCCCCAACATTCCACTGTGAAAATGTATTAATAATTTTTGGAATTGTCAATTTACCCTTTGGTTCAGAATGTATTAAATTAACTAATGTTTTTTCTTCTGGAGATCCTTTGCTTGCAATTTTTACAACATACTCCCACACATATAAGTTGGTGGATTTTTTTTCATAATAATAAAAATAACCTTTTTTTAAATCTAAGTTTTTTTTATTTTTTTTAATGATTATCTCAATCGTATCAAACACTATTGACCATACAGATTTGGCAATATTAAAATATTCTAATAATCTTGGTGCTGAGAATTTTAAGATACCGGCAAATTCTTGCATTTCCTCTGAAGTCATTTCAGGAACCTTTTTGATTTTTAAATCTTTAACCAATAATTCATCGTCAATTGAATCAAATTTCTTATCGGTATAAATTAACTTTCTTTCTTTGATTAATGTTTGGATGCTGGCAAGGTGTAATGATATCTCAATAAAACCAGGATATAATTCCATGTTATCAAGTTTTTCTCCCATCTTTTGGAAGTAACTCATCAATTTATATTCCTTATGTTCTTGGTCAATTGGGTCTTCAAATAACCAATCGGTATTCATAATAAACTCAATTTCTTTATTTTTTCTTCTTTTTGCCATTTAGACAATTATACGATATGTTTTGTTATGTGTAAATTATTAAGAAGTTCTTATAACAACATAAGTTGTCCCATTTATATCAATTTCATCATAACTATCATTATAACCACCAATTCTACTATAATCATTATCCTCAGCCAAAGATTTAACTAATGAACTTCTATCAATAAAATTACCAATTTCTGCACCATAATCATTAATCCATCTCAAAGGATCTTCCCTAACTTCATCTAACCTATTATTAACCGCATCCTCAACATCGGATTCATCTAAATCACCATCAGGGTTCTCTTTAATTTCATCAATTTCATCATTTATTTCACTTATACGATCAGTTCTTTCCTCTTCCTGTTCTTGGGTTTCATCGTCCTCATAAACACTTCCTGGGTTCATTAAAACACCTTCTTTATATAGTCTCCATTCATTACCTTCGTACTTTAACTCAAAACTATCATCCTGTTCATCCATAAAATCATAAACATTATTTTCAACTGTTAAATAACGCAGACCTCTAATCAAATATCTCTCTAAAACTACTTCCTCAGCAAGCAAATCATTAATTTCTTTTTCTTGAGAGTTAGACAATTCTCTACGTACACTATAACTCTCAGGACTTTCATAAACGTCATCCCTAAACATTTCTTCAAAATAATCCGCAACCTCATCACCATCAATATGATCTTCTAAGGTATAATTATTAAAATTGCTATAACCAACATTATCAACTAGTGAATCATAATACTCATATAATGCACTATCGGCTTCAGATTCTGTTCCAACCATATAACTACCACCATCAAATTCACCATAAGTTGTTTCAAAAGTAGTTAAATCATAATTAGATCCTCTTGGGATCAATCCATATACATCAACATTCTTTTTTTCTAACTCATCAATCTCATCTTCCAAATCACTAATCTCATCAAATAATTCCGATACTTGGTCAGGTTCTCCCACATTATCATATCTCTCTTTTAGATCATCCAATTGTTGTTTTAAAACTTCCAACCTTTCTTTTTCATCATCATCTAAAACATCAATCATTGCCTCATTAACAATACTATAAAATACAGCATTTGCCATTTCACCCTCACTATCTATCTCTGGATTATCTAAATCCCACTCCTTGTTTTCCTTTCTTTCTTGAGCCTCATCCAACTC